GACAGACACATCAATTTTGAGCAAATTTGATCCTAGAGCAGATGGCAGAGATCCAATGATAGATGGAGTGCAGAAATATAATTCTTCTGTAAAAATAATAGATGTTGATGCTAGGGAGTATCAACAATTGATGTCAAATACTTTTAAGAGAGATAAAGTACCAAGAATTTTGACAGAACATGAAGCAATTAATGGATGTGATGAATTTATGTTAGTACCAATGGATATGTCAAAATCAGCAGGATATGGTTATAGACCAAGTTCACAAGGTAAAAGAAGTTTATTTGAATTTACAAATAAAGGATATGAGGTTACAGATGGTGTTCTTAGACATAACATCGATGCTTTAGCATTGAGTGTCAAGAACAATATAGTTAGACAACCAATATCACAGATTACTTTGAAAGACGAACGTTTAAAACCAGGTAAAGCCACTAGAACATTTAACAACTTTCCAGTGGAATATACAATTTTGGCGAGAAGATATTTAGGAGCATTTATAGGATGTGCTCATTCATGGTACAAAGATGGAAAATTTTACAGTATAGGTATCAACTTATATTCTAATGAAGCCAGTATGTTTATATCTGATTTATTGAGAGTTTCAAATATAGCATTTGATGGTGACTATAAGAACTATGATGGAGTTTTACCAACGGTATTAATCTATCATGCTTATATGTCAATCAAACAATGGTATAATTTAAATAACAATGAATTAGATATAATTATGTACTGGTTTATGCACCCAACAGCAGTCATAGAAAATGAGGCATACAGTCAAATTACTGGAAATTCTTCAGGAAACTTGATGACAACATTGATGAATTCGATGGTTGGATATTCCTTATTGTATTTAGCATACACAAACTTAGTACCACCAATTTTACAAGATCAGAAGGAGTTTTACAATAACACTTCAATTAAAACATTTGGTGATGATAATGTTTGTGCAGTTTCATACAGGATAGTAGAGTATTTTAATCATGCGAGAGTAAAGGACTTCTTTAAGAATATTGGAATTACATATACAAGAGCAGATAAAAAGGATGTAGAGAGCGAATTTTTGTACCATCCCACAGATAGAGAGTTATTAAGAAATGGGGATAGAAAGACTTTGGAACGATATGGAATGAAAACAATAACAGCCCAAGGAACTGACATTGAATTTCTGAAGAATACATTTGAATTGAGAAATTTTAAATGGTATTCTTTATTGAGAGAGGATGTCGTGAGGGAAATGACATATTGGATTCGTTCAAAAACTGAACATTGGACAGAGAATGATTCAGTTAGTTTAGAAGTGAATGTAAATACATCCTTGAGATTTGCATATTTTTATGGAAGATCATATTTTGAGGAATGGAGATCGCAGTTGTTTAACGCTTTGAGGGAAAATGATAGAAATTACAACTATCATATTTTAACTTATTTAGATATACATAGACAGGTTGAAGAGTATGGTTTTATACCAGAACTTGATACTTGGTCGCATTTCGTATCCTCCTTTATTGTCATCGGTATTCCGCTTCTTAGTTGTCGTGCTTTCGATCCCACCTCATTTCCCAGAACACAGGCTGGTGTAGCACCGAGTGATGCCCGGATATATGGTTTCTCGATATTGTGCGTCAGGGCTTTACATGACTGAGCCCACATACAGAAGAGATACATCTTTCTGCAGTTGCCTATACTGCCA